ACCACAAAAAATAGTTAAACACTTTTCTTGTATTGATAATAAATTAACCAGTTTAACAGGTGCTCCTAAAGAAGTTGGTGGTGTTTTTGATTGTTCATATAATGCCTTAAAAAGTCTTAAAGGTTCACCGCAAAAAGTTGGTGAGAACTTTGATTGTTACAATAATGAATTAACGAGTTTAAAAGGTGCACCTAAAGAAGTAGGTACGTTTTTTAATTGTCAGAATAATCGGACTAAATTTACAGAAGATGATGTTAAAGCAGTTTCTAATGTTAAACAACGAATATATACATAATATGGTAAACAAATAATAACTCAAATTTAATTTCACTATTACAATCCATAAAATATAAATAATAGTATAAATCGTTATAGGATTATACTATGTTTAAATTTACTCAATATTTATCAGAAGCCAAAAAGACTATTAAGTTTTCAATAGATTCAGATTTACTTTTTAATAAATGGGACAAACTTGAAAAATTAGGTGATATAACTGTACCAAAAAAAGGTGCTTATTCTATTGTTATTGACCCAAAAGATGAATCAAAATTAATTAAGATATTAGGTAAAGGTGCGGTTGTAAAATAAAATGATTAAGTTTGAACAATACCTTAAAGAAAAATTAGACTCAATACAAAATTTAACTATTTTAGTATTAACTAAAATTGATAATGGTAAGTTATCTGAAACAGTTCAACATATTGAAAAAGCATGTAAACAACTTAAAATTAAGTGTTTTCCTGTTAATTGTGATAAAGCATATGTTGATCCTGATTTTACAGATAAACCTATTATTCATAATTACAATAATGGTAAAGATTTAAAAAATATTAATTTAAAAAATACAATATGTATTGTTAGGGGTGGAACTCTAACCACACCAAGAGGTACCAATTTATTATCATCATTACAAGATTCTGGTATGTTTATGATTAATGATAAAGAAACTATGAATGTATGTGCTAATAAACTTGAAACATATCTTAGACTTGAAAAGAATAATATCGACACACCAACAACAGTATTTATTGATAATGTTGATGATTTAGATGATAGTTTAGATAAAATCGGCAATAAGTTCCCTGTTATTATAAAATTGATTCAAGGTGCAGAAGGTATTGGTGTAAGTAAAGTTGATTCATATGATAGTCTCAAATCTGTGTTACAGACCATATGGAAGCAAGGTGGTGTAACTATTATTCAAGAATATAAACCTATTGATTATGATGTTAGAACATTGGTTCTTAATGGTGAAATAGTTGCTGCGGTTAGACGTAACAAAGTTAAAAATGATTTTAGAACAAATAAAGCACTTGGTGCAAAAATTGAACCATATGAATTAACAGAAGAAGAAAAGAAAATTGTGCTTAGATCTGCCAAATCTGTTGGTGGGTATTATATTGGGGTAGACCATATTGTTTCAAAAGGTAAACCATATGTATTAGAAGTTAACGGGTCGCCAGGAAGTGGTAGTATGTATAAAACACCAGATAATGAAAAAATTAATGGTGAACAACTAATCAAAAAGTTTATTAAATACATAACAGATAGAACTAAATGGAAAATTGTACCTAAACAATCAGGTAAAATAGAATGGGTTAAAGTACCTGAAATAAATAAGGACTTTATTAAAGCTAAATTAGATACTGGAAATGGTACATATAATGTTCTTCATGCAACTGATATAGTTAAAAAAGGTAACAAAGTAACGTTTAAGAGTTTTAATAAAACATTTACTAAACCTATTGTTGATACAAAAAGTATTAAATCTGTATTAAAAAACTCTGATAATGATGATATTAAGTTAAAAATGAATAAACGTGTAGTTATCGAACTTGATTTTGTTATTGACGGTAAATTGTATAAAGATGTTTATTTCACTTTAAGTGATAGGTCAGGGTTTTTATACACTGTATTAGTTGGAGTAGACTTCTTAAAACAGTCAAATCTATCAATAGATGTTAGTCGAAGATTTATATTAAAAGGTGGCGAGGTCGAATAAATTAAAGCATATATTTTTTCATTAGATCAACTTTACCCAATTCAGTAAGTAACGAGTCCTTTTTAACCCATTTATTCTCATAATATTCAAATACTAATCCATGTTTCGGAAATATTCTAATAAACTCTTCAACACCACGAGTACAATCTTTTTTGATAATTTTACCATGTTCTCTTAATGATTTATTATTAAATAGTATTGCCATTTTATAATTATCAAGAAACGTAATGTGGCTTGCCATCACTTTATTGTCAAAATAGTATTTTGTTTTTCTGCCAGCAATATCTAGCCCAGAATCATCAATATATTTGAAGTTATTGAATAATTTATGTTCAACTTCAACATATTTGATTGTACCATCAGGTGATTCTAATACAAGATCAACATCATATTGACTGCCAGGATTTTCATATGTTTTTTTAGTTGGCATAAATTGTGTTAATAAGCTAATGCCCCATTTTTTGGAAAGTGCATCATGTTTGATATATTCTTCTTTTTTAAACATCATTTATCCTTTATTTGATTTTAAGAAGTATATCATATTTTATTAATAAATTTAAGTATTACATATCATAAATATAAATAATAGTAATGGCTAAACCAAATCTTAATAAATTAGCATATGACTCAATAAAACAAATTAATGAGTTTTTCCGTAATTTTGCTGAAAATATAACATATAATAAAACTAAAGCATTAGAATATTTTAGAGCTATGGCAAAGAAAGCCAGAGGTGGTGGTGAAGCTCGTGATTATATGTTGAAGAATAGTTCTAAAGGGTTTTATTTTTTCTTCTATGAATCAAAGTTATATAATGAGAACAAACTACCTCATTATGATGCATACCCTTTGGTTCTTATATTAGATGTTAATAAAAAAGGGTTTTTAGCAATTAATTTTCACTGGATACAAGTTAGATATAGATTATTGATTATTAAATATTTAATACATAATTATACTGAAGAGTTTTTTAATGATAAACCATTTAGAATTAATTATAAAAAATTAATGACACATTTAGGTTCTCATAAAAAATATGTTAATTATGCTATCAGAAGTTATCTATGGTCAAACTTGAAACGCATAAAGGGTCTTAAAGTGTCCAGAGTTGCACCTAACAGTGAAATAATTAATGCTGTATCTTATGTGTCACCACAATATATAGATATATCACGGACAGATGCCAACAAAATTATAAAAGAAAAAAATAATAAGTTTTAGTATAAATAATTGTATAAATAATTGTAGGATATAAAATGAGCCTTTTTGATAATTTAGTAGATAATGATAGTTCAGCAATTAATGAAGGTGCACCTGATAATGTAGGTGGATTTAGGTATTTCTTGCAACCAGATGTAGTTAAAGATATACAAGAACCATTTAAAGAAAAACCTGCCAAAAATACTACAGAGTTTGGAAGTGAAACAAATGATGTTAAAGATGTTGATGTATCAATATCTGATTCAATAAGTGGTTATTTTAATACAAATTTCAAATTAGACAGAGACCCATTAAATAATGTTAATGATCTTATTGTAAGATATAGAAAAGTATCCGAATTATCGTATGTAAATGATGCTATTGATGAAATAGTATGTGAAGCAATTATTAGAGAAACTGATGGTAGTAATCCTGTAAGTATAGATTTTAATGATAAATCAGACCCAATTAAAGATGATATTAAAGGTAAAATTGTAGAAGAGTTTGCTAACATCTTAGATTTATTAGATTTTGATGATCAAGGTCAAGACTATTTTAGACAATGGTATATTGATGGTAGATTGTTATTTCAAATTGTATTAAAAAAAGATGAAAAGGGTATTGAAAAAGGTATTCAAAAAATCAAATTAATGTCACCATTGTATTTGAAACGGTTTTATGATGAAAAAGCACAAGCTTACTTCTATATATATGATGATAAACAGATGAAGAATAGTAAGAATGTTGATGTTATAGGGTTAATTCCAGACGAATTAGTTGTGTTTACACCATCTGGGAAATATGAAACTGAAAAGAAAGTTCCATTGTCATTTCTTCATACTGCTGTTAAGGATATTCAACGATTAGACACGCTTGAAGACCATATGTTGATATATAGAATATCAAGAGCACCAGAACGTAGAGTATTTTATGTAGATCCTGGTAATTTACCACCAAAAAAAGCAGAAGAATATCTTCAAAAAATCATTAGTACATACCGACAAAAGAAGGTTTGGGATGATAATGAAGGTACATTAAGTGCTAAAGTTAAACATCCATCTATGATTGAAGACTTTTTCTTACTTAGACGAAATGGTAAAGCTACTGAAATTGATACTCTTGCTGGTGGTGATGCTTTAAGTCAAATTGAAGATTTACATTATTTTAATAAAAAAGCAATGGCTTCATTAAAAGTACCTTTTAGTAGACTTAATAATGAGGACAGACAAATGGGTGTAAGTCCTACTGGTAATGATATAACCAGAGAAGAAATGAAATTTCATAGATATATCATGTATTTACGATATAAGTTTAATGTTGCTTTCTTTGAATTACTTAGAAAACAACTATTAATGAAAGGTATTATTGAACCAAATGAATGGACTTCTGTTAAACGTAAATTAGTATTTAAATATAAAACTGATACTCAATTTATTGAAGCTAAAAAACTTCAAACAATGGAATCAAGAATGGCTGTTCTTAGAGATGCTATTGATTATAAAGATGACTATTTTAGTAAAAAATATATTCAAAAAAATATTCTCCAATTTACTACAGAAGAGATTGAAGAAATTGATAATGAAATAATGGAAGATAAAGCTAAAGAGGGTGAAAATTATTAGGATTTTTATTTTAAAACATCTAAATAATAACATATAGGAGATACCAATGAATTTATTTGAGAGAAAAACAGACAACCTTAACAAAGTTGTAAAGGAAGCAGATGGTATTCTTGCCGATGCATTAAAAACTGAAGACACTTATGAGCCTGTTTTAACAGAAGATTTAAGTAAACATGAAAACGTTAATGAATCAACAAAAGATTTAAAAATTGTAAACACACAAAAATAAGGACAATACAATGGAATTTAGAGAATATTTATTAGAACAAAAAGTACAAAATCTAACTGAGCAACAAGTTTTAACTATTGCATTAGAAGTATTAACCGAAGATGAAATAACTGAAATTATTGATAATGGTTTATATGAAAACATGATTGGTGATGTTAGATTACTAACTGAGTTTAGTTTAAAAGGATTATTAGATTTATCTTTACGAGGAATTGGAACTGGTGTTGCAAGTACTGCTAGTGCAGGTGTTGATAGTGGAAAAGGTCTTGTCGGTAAAGGACTTATGAAAGTTGGAACCACATTAGGTGGTGCTGGTGCAGGATTATCCACAACTGGTGCTGGATTAGCTGGTGCTCAAACTGGAATAGCAGGTACAGTTGCTTCTATTACTGGTGCAACGATTGGTGGTGTTAGTATTTTACCAATTGCAGCAGCTATTGGTGGTGTTGCATTGGCAGCCATTATAGGTAAGAAAATCTATGATGCTGGTAACCCTAAAAAACTTAAACAAAAGATTGAAGCTAATGATAAAAAAGCTCAATATCTTATTAAAAGAGCACAAGCAGAAGTTGTAAAAGCTAAAGACCCAAAAAAAGCTGAATCTATTAAAAAGAAGTATGATTCTCAATTAGCAAAAGTTGAAAAAGAAATGAAAAAAGACCTTGCTACAATTAAAGCTATTGAACTTAAACGTGCAACCAAAGCTGAAATTAAAGCACTTAAAAAAAAGGTTAAATAGATGAATATATTTAAACAAGATTATGACGGTAAAGTTGCTGATAATGCTAAAACATTAGTTGAATCTGCATTAAGTTATGAAGATATATATGAACCTGCATTAGTCAACCCCCATATGACTGATGTTGAACAGTTAAATGAAGCTGATTTAGCTACAAAGAAGCAAAGTGCTGAAATCATGAAGTTCTTAAAGAAGGATTTTCCAAAATTGAAGGTTGATATTATTAAGATTGATACACGAAACAATGGTGAAAAAACTATGTCTGTTAGATTTAGTGGTGAAAAAACCCCAGTTGTAATGAGTATGCTACCAGATCATTCAAGAAAGGGTATATATAAGTATCTTAATAGGTAAGTAAAGTTACAAAATGGAAAGTTTTAAAGATTACTTAAAAGACAGCAAAAAAGCTAAAATGTGTGTTCATTGTAGAACTATGATGGACGAAGACGTTGAAGTTGGTGATGATTGTCCTAATTGTAAAATGGTTTGGGATAGAAAACCATCATCAACAACAGAAGAAGAAGAATAAATATTGTATTAAATTAATAGAAAGGAAATAACAATGAGTGAAGAAACAACAACAACAAATGAAGAAACAACACCTGTAGAACCACCTGCAACAGAAACAACACCTACCCCAGAAGGAGATTACCAATTTCAAAATAAAGGTAATGATGGCTGGAAGATGTTTAAATCAGCATATAATGAAGACCCATCTGAATTTAAAGACACCTATAATGATGCCCTTAAAAGCAAAATTATGGACAAAATTAATGATAGACGTGTTGAAATTAATGGTGAAATAAATGATGCATTAAAGTCAGTTCAAACTGAACCTGTTACATCAGAACCTGCATCTGTTAGTTAAGTACAATCATATAGCATATATCATATTTAGTTAAATATTCTATAATTGTATTTTTAAATTTTTATTTTGAAATTTATATTTTAAAAAATATAAATAATAGTATATTAGGAGTATTTTATGAAACTGTTATTAGAAAAGATTGACCCTGAATTAATTGAGAACGTTATCTTAGAAAGTGCTGATGGTGATAAAGATATCTATATTAAAGGTATTTTTGCACAAGCTGATCAAAAAAACAAGAATGGTAGAGTTTATCCATTACCTATAATGGAACGAGAAGCCGTTAGATTAGCTAAACGAATACATTCACCACAAGGTCTTTAAAGTATTAAAAGACACTACTCATGGTAGAACATTATATGGTCTATTAAAAGAAGGTATTATAGTTGGTGTATCAACCAGAGCACTTGGATCATTAAAAGAAGAAGATGGTGCTAATATCGTATGTGAAGATTTAGCTATTCATGGTGTTGATGTTGTTGCAGATCCTTCTGCACCTGATGCATGGGCAGAATCTACATTATCTGAACATTCAGAGTTTTATATAGATGCACAAGGTTATATTAAAGAAGACACACAAGCTACATATCAAAACAAAATCAAAATGTTATCTAAAGCAGACCTTAAAGATGGTGTTATCAAATTATTTGATGCTTTCTTAACTGAGATTCAATAGGATATTATAATGATTACATTTAAAAAATACGTTACAGAAGCTAAGTTTGATATCGATAAGTTTATTGAGTCTGTTAAAGCTCAAATAAAAGCGTTTCAAGATAGTGAAAATAACAAAGGTGAGAATTTCTTAACTGGTATATTAGCATCATATGATAAAAATGGATCGTTGTCACCTATACAAGTGAGTGCGGCATCCAAATTTATGAAGAATTAAATAAATATTGAAAGGAGATTATAATGAGTGATTGGAAATCGTTATTAGATGACACAGGAAAAGTTAAAGAAGAAAGATCAAACAGCTTTATTGATTCAGCATTGGAAATTGAAAAAGACTATGGTGAACATAAAGATGACAAAGACAAGGCTAATGATCAAATAACACAAGAACTTGCGGATCGTAAGATTAAAAAAACTATACCTATTCAACAAGTTGATTTTGGTCTATTTTAAGTAGATTATATTAGGTAGTTTTCAACAAATAGGATTAAACATGGATTATAAAGATATTGGATGCGAATTTTTAGGTTTATCTGATGATGAACTTAACGAGAGTGTTAGAGAAGATGAATGTCTTTTTGATGGTTTAATTCCAGAAAATGAACAGTTAGATGAAAAAGCATGGTATGTTAAAACATCTGATGATGGTTCTTACTATATAACTGGTAAGTCTGGTAAAGGTGGTGGATTTGTTAAAGGATCTAAGAAAAAAGATGCTGACACTTTTAAGAGTGAAAAAGATGCTAATGATTTTATAAAAAGTATTGTTAAAAGTAATAAAGATGCTGGTCAAGACACAACTGAAAAGAACTTTGTTGTTGAATCAACTGACCAATTAGATGAAGGATTAAGATCAGTTAAAGTAACATTTGACAATGGTTATGAATTATCTACATCTATGGCATCAGGTTTAACAGATGATGAAATTAAAGACTATTATAAGGTCGGAAAACAGTTTAATGTAGGTCATATTAAAGATAAAATGGCTAAAGTTAAGAAAATTAAAATATTAAAATGATATTTAACTTTTTTATATTTATAGTTGAATATTATAGTACAAGTCAAGATTTTTTGAAAATTTAATATTCAAAAAATATAAATAATAATAAGTAAGCAACGACTTATAACTTATAGGAGAATAAAAATGGCAGATGAAGTAAAAACAAATGACATTACAAAAATCTTTGAGAAAGTTAAAGCTGAGTTCCTTACTGAAGATATCAAAGAAGAAATCAAAGTTCTATTTGAAGCAACTTTAAAAGAAAAAGTTGACGGTAAAATTAATGAACTTGAAAAGGTATATGAAGAGTACAAAACAGAACGTACTACTACTTTAAATGAGTCTATTGAACAACTTGATGAAGAATTCACTAAGTTCAAAGCTGACGAAACTTTAAAATTAGAAGAACAAGCTGTTAAGTATGTTGATTCTCATTTAATCGATAAGATTGATGAATATCTTGATTATTCTGCTGATAATTACTTCCAAGAAAACAAATTAGCTATAGATGAAGGTCTTAAAGCTGATATGTATCAGAAAGTAATAGCTTCGGTTAAGGGTATTTTAGCTGAAAACCAAATTGAAGAATCACAAGTTGAAGAACAAGAAGATCTCTTTAATGAAAATAAAACGTTAAAAGAAAGTGTTAATGGTGAAATTGAAAAGGCTATTAGTCTTAAAAAAGAAGTCAAAACACTTAAAGCCGATATGGCATTAAACGAAATTGCTGTTAATTTAACACCAGCACAAAAAAGTAAATTAAAATCACTTTGTGAAGATTATAGTATTGACGATTTAGATTCTTATAAAAAGAAAGCTAATATCATTATGAAAAATTTACTGGAAGACAACGTAGCACCTGTTGATACAACACCAGAAACTGTTGAAGTTAATACAGACGTTACATTAAACAATGAACCTCAAACAGACGAAACTGTTGCTCTTAGTGAGTCAGAAAAATCTGTTATTGAAGATTCATTACAATATTTAAACATTTAATTTAGGAGAATAAAGATGGTTAGAGATAAACTTTTACAAGAAAAGTATTCAAAAATTACAGAATCTAACGCAGCTAGTCAAATCCGTGAAAAAGATAAAGCTTTATTCGAAAGACTTCTACATAACCAAGTAGGTTATCTTTCAGAGCAAACTTTCGCTGGTGACATGGCTTCATTAGGACAAATATTAGTACCTGTATTCAGGAGAGCATTTCCTCAAATGATCGGTAAGGACATTGTTGGTGTACAACCAATGAAACAACCTACTGGTTATGCATTTGCTCTTAGATACCACTTCGTTGGTAACACTACTGGAAATGGCTCAAATAACGTTATCGGTGGTGGTAATAGTGGGTATGCTGATAAATCAGTTTCACCTTATGCTTGGACACCAAGTGATAATCAAAAAAATACTTCAAACTCATTAATTTTAGTTTATAGTAGCACTGCTGAAAGACAAGCTGATGCTCCTGATACTGGTTATGGTGATGCCCCAAATAATGGTGCTAATGACCTTTCTGGTATTGCAACTATTATTTACACTGAAGACAACAAAGCTGTTGTTAGAGGTGATATTGCAGCTATTAAAGCAGCAGTTGACGCTTCTGGTACTGGTGTAAATGACATTTATGACAATGAAGCTGGTTATTTAAACATTCTTAAAAATTATCCTGGACCTCTTTCTACTTTAGTAGGTGAGCAACTTGGTAATGATATGTCAGAACTTGGATTAACAATTGATAAAATTGCTATCGAAGCTAAGACTAGAAAATTAAAAGCTAGATACACACTCGAAAGTGCACAAGATCTTAAATCAGTGCACGGAAAAGACATGGCATCAGAGCTTATTGACATATTAACTTATGAAATAACTCAAGCTATTGACCGTGAAATCATTGATACTATTAATGCTCAAGCTGTTCAAACTACTTTCAATATGAACACAGATGCTGATGGTAGATGGGAACTTGAAAAATTCAGAACTCTTTACACTGAAATCGTTAGAAAATCTAATGATATCGCTAGAACTACTTTACGTGGTCCAGGTAATATTATTATTGCTTCTCCTGATGTAATTACAGTTCTTGAACAACTTCCAACTTTCACTGGTATTGCCCCAATTGCTGGTACTGTTGATTCTGCTATACCTCAAAACAACTTAGGTCAAGCCTTAGTTGGTACTATAGGTGGTAGATTTAGCGTATACCGTGATACATTTGCTGCAAGTAACTATGCCACTGTTGGTTATAAAGGTGCTTCTGCTTATGATACTGGTGTAATCTGGAGTCCATACATTCCAATTATGATGAAAGAAACTACTGATCAAGAATCAGGAAATCCCAACATAATTTTTATGGAAAGAAGTGCGATCTCTGCAAATATTTTTGCATCTGATCTTTACTACAGAAAAATTAGTGTGACTAACCTTTTCGCATAAGCGATTAGGTTTTTAACAATCAAAAAGAGGGAGTCTATTGACTCCCTTTTTTAAATTTACAGTATATATGATTGTGGAAACAGAGTATATACATTTACAAACTCATAATTTTTTAAAAATTCATTAAAAACACTTAAATTTATTTCAAATATATACTACAATATACCATATTAAAAATGAGTTGGCATGAGTAGAAATATAAATAAAACCGTATAAGAGAATATGATTTTGACAAATAATATAAATTTTTTCCGATCCACTACCTATACCAACTCCTACAGTACATTTAAATTAAAAATAACTAACTAAAGAGGACATATGAACACTAGAAAAGGCTGGTATACCAAACATTCATTTACAAACGATTTTGTCAATTATTTAGAGGACTTATATAAGAAATATGGTGAAGACATATTTTCTATACAAGGAATTGCTAATAGGCACATGGATATAGTAGATTATAGTCGTGAATTTTTTAATAAATCAGGTGGGAACGTTGCAGACACGTCAGTAGACGCAAATGCGAATGTTAAGGAAAAACATATAGCCCAATATAATCATGAGAATAACAAGTCCCTAATGAAGCTTAACAGCCTTTATTTAATGTATAAGTATGTTAAGAAGTACTATGATGAGAAGTCTGCTCAGATAGCCTTAGACAAGGTTGTGAGTGGTGAAATCTTCATCAATGATTTAAATTCGCTGCACCAGCCGTATTGCTATTCTTTTGATCTTAGATCATTATTGATGTTTGGAATGAATTTTTTCAAAGGTAACATGACTATCAAACCCCCAAAAAGATCAGACTCTTTTGTAGATTTAGTTATTCAATCAACAGCGTTTATATCAAATCAATTAGTTGGAGCATGTAGCTATCCAGATTTCTTTGCTATATTGAACATGTTTTATGAGAAAGAACATGGCGTAAAATACATAAATGAAGTTAAAACAGGAAGAAAACTTGTTAAATTGTTTAAAGGTATTGATATTACTGTAGATAATGTTGATCAGATAAAAAAGATTTTATCAGACCAAGCACCTTTATCATGGGCAGGTAAGACATGGACAACTTTAAAAGATGAAAGACGTTCTGATGTAGTTATACTTAAATTAAAGAACATTATTGAGTTATGGGAAAAGGTTAAAAACCAATTTCAAAATGTTATATATTCATTTAACTGGCCCTTCAGAGGTGGACAAAGTTTAAAATATGATGAAAAACTTGTTATTTTAAATAATGATGAAACTAATAAAATACAAATAGGTGATTTTGTTGAAAGTTATATACCAGATGATGTTGATAATGACTATTCATTAGATATTTCTGATACTAATCAATATACTATGTCATTAAATATTAATACAGGTAAATTAGAAAACAACAAAATAACAAGTATAATTCGACATAAATTATCTGATACCACAGATATGGTTAATTATGAGACTGTTACTGGGTCAATATTATCTGGTACAGATAATCATGCATTATTTTCAAGGGTTGGTGAATACATTAAAGAAGTTGTATCTGATGATGAGCCTACAAATGTAATAGTACCATTTAATTTTGCAAATGATAACATTAAACAATATGTAATGACTATTGAAGATAAAGGTGCAAGGATTCATACTGAAAAAGAAATTGCATTAGATAAAGACTGGATGTTTTTGATAGGTGAATATATTGGTGATGGTAGTATTAGTGGATCAAGACTTTCCATTCATACATATGACAAATACATGAATGATTATTTATACGAAACGTGGACAAAAAAAGGTTTTCATTGTAGTATATATAAAGAAAATGTTTTTAATATTTCATTAGGAATAAATATTTCTAATGCACTTATTAGTATGTTTGGTAAGGGTAGTAGAAATAAACATGTACCTAGACATTTAGCATGGGCTGAAAATATCGAATATTTAATTGCAGGTTATATTGAAGCAGACGGGCATGTTAGACAAGATAAAGGTGATTGTATAATATCATCAGTTAATAGAGAATTAGTAGATGATGTTCAATTTATATTATTATCAAAAGGTATAATATCTTCCATTAAATATCGAGAAAACTTAACAAATTCATTTGTTGATAAACATTGTTATTATAATTTGGCAATACCTGCTGTATATATGCGAAAAATATTACCATTTATGAAGAAAAAACTATGTGAAAATAAACAACGATTAAATTATCAAAGACAATTTTTTGATTTTGATGGATTATATCAATTGATTATGACTAAGTATAATATTAAAGGTTTAGCAGAATATGGTGTGGTTGCCAATAGAAGTAGAGATAAATCATTAACATATGATGATCTTGTTAACATTATAAATTGGTTAACAACTAAATTAAAATCTAACATCACAATAGATGAAGATTTTTTCAAAGATACATTTGGTGTAAAATTACAATTAAGAAAAAATAACTTAAAGATATAATCACAATTGAAAAAGAAGAATATGTTTATGATATATCTGTAGAAAATAATGAAAACTTTATAACTGCATCAAACATATATGCTCATAATAGTGCATTTGTTAATTTATCAGTAATGGAT